GGAATTGTGCCTCAGTTGGGCAAGGAAGCGTTGGAGGCAATGCGAGCGGCGATCAAGGTCGGATTTACGTTCTACCTCTGGCCCGAGGTCTGCAAAAAGGCCGATGCGTTGTGCGGCGATCCGACCTCCATGTGGGTGGTGATTCACTGGATGGATAATACGCCGCGACAGGCGATGATGGCCGAACTGTTGGCTGAGGTCGAATCGAACATTGCAGGGATGTAGCCGTGGCCAAGGCGATCAAGAATCTGTTCTCCAGCCTCCGGGCGAAGAGGATCAAAAAGGGCGAAGTCGTCCAGCCGCCTCCGAAGAAGGAACGGAAGCCGAATAAAGAGAAGCCCGAGAAGCCGAAAGACCTGGACCCCAAAGAGGCGAGCAAGTGGAACTACATGCGACTGGAACAAATGGGAATCGGGATCGAGTTCGTCGAGAAGGGGCCGAGCTATCAGGCGATCAAACTTTTGCTCGCCCGCGAACTCACAGTCGAGGCTGTGGCCGAGAAATGCGGCTTCCAGAAGTGGGAGAGGATCTACGCCTCAAAGGGACAGTTGGGACTGTTGTGGATCAAGGGAGTGAAGGAAGGGAAGATCGAGCAGAGGCGGCTGAATAACATCCGGTGCCGCAGGGATGCGAGCTTACTTTTGTCGGCCCTCCTGGAGCCGGAGAAGTTCGAGAAGTTCTTTCTGCTCGACCTGAAGAAAGCACTGAGCAACGCTGAGGTCCAGGCCGTGGCGTTGGACTTGAGGTACGTCTGCGGTGCGTTGCCGCTGGACGTGTTCGAAAGGTGTAAGGCCGCTGGCAAGAAGCGGCGGGATGAGGTAGTGGGTGGCATCCCAGACTAGGAGGCGACCGTGGCAAAGAAGAAAGACAAACCCGCCGATTCCCAGGAACCGGCACCGAAGAAACGTGGCAAGCAGGGGCGGCTTCCGGGGATGGAGAGAGACAACATCCCCGAGCTTGAAACTGCGGCCGAGGCTTATGTGGTCGCACGAGACGCCCGCATGGCCTACACGAAAACCGAGACTCAGAAACGAGACAAGCTTTCGGAACTGATGCACAAACACGGCCTCAAGAAGTATGAGACCGACGACGAGCAGGTTGTTGAACTCGACAGCAAGGAAAAGCTGAAGGTCAACAAGAAGAAAGAGAGGGATGACCTGTGAGCGATCCAAGTATCCCAGACATCGACCGGCGTGGAGGCGACTTGCTCGCCCGAATCGCAGAGGTCCCCGAGGCCGACCCGCTGAAGCCGCTGCTGACCGCGGCGGCCCGTGAAGTCGAAAGACTATACTTGGCAATATCCCAGGTTGAGGCCGCTGCTGCGTCAACCAGGATCGGAGGGTAAACCGATGATCCCGACCAAATGCCGTTCCTGCGGAGCCCAGGTCGCATGGGTGACGATGGCCAAGAGCGGCAAGAAGGCCCCGGTGGACTTCGACCCTACACTCATCGGCAACATCAGGATCGGCGACAAGGACGTGGCCGAGGTTATCCCGAAGTACGCCGTCGTGACGGCGCGTGACGCCGGCGAGGCCCTTTACATTTCGCACTTCGCCACCTGTCCGGGAAGTGCGTCTCACAGGAAGCCGCGATGACCCTGCTTGAATTCACCGAGAAGTACCGCCATGAGTTTGGCGGGATGATCGCGGACATCGGCAGCACGGATGCCAGAGGGCCGGCGTTGGCAATGAAGCTGCGCAATAACTTCCGGAAGATCGACGGACTGTTGAAAGAGATATTCGAAGAACTGGCCCCGCCGAATGGTGAGGCCCCAACAAAGAAGGTGTGACTGTGGAAGCTGTCCTGTGCAAGCTCAGTGCCGCAGACTTCGATGACGCCGTTCATAACGGCCTGAAGGAAGGTGGCGACTTGGCGTTCTTTGTCAAGACAAAGGCCACCGAAGGAGGCAAACCGGCAATCGTCGTGACGTTCACGGTCGAGTTGCCCGGAGGCGGCCTCGCTCGCGCCCAGTGTGTGACGACGTTGGCCAACATGAAGAATGTGTTGGCGATTTTGAATGGATGGGAGAGCAGCGGATTTCTCTCTTAGTCCATAACCGGCCCCCGAGGCCCCAACCCAGAAAGGAAAGTGACCCGTGGCCAAGACAAATGAGAATGTGACCCAACCAGCCGAGGACGATCCCGAAGAATCGACCAGGGCGATGGACCCGGAGATTCGAGTCATGGGCCAGATGGTCCGCATCGTCGAGAAGATCGATGAGCCGGCCCGAGGCCGCGTGATCGAATGGCTTCGGGCGAGATACCCGTTCCAGTATTGCGGCCTCACACTGCCGGGCCGCGACAAGGAGTAACATGCGAATCTTGAACCGAGAACTCCAGCGGGAATTCGCCACCCCTGGCCGATGCGAACTGTGCGGCGTCATGTGCGCGGCCCGAGAGGGCCACCACCTACGAAGCCGCAGTCCCGAAATCACGGTACGGATCAACTTGATCTCGTTGGGGTCCTCGGCTCAATTCCAGTGTAAGTGCCACCACGACATCCACTGGAACGGCCGCGGAAAGGCCGATTGCGTGGTGAAGGTCTGCGTGAGGGAGAAGTGTACCCTCGGCGACCGAGACCGAGTGATGGAGTTGATCTGGCGAGCCCCCAAGGCATCGCCCAGGGCGTGGTTCGAGGCCGAGGCTACGGAGTGGTCGAGGTCGGCCCTTGCGTTGCTGAGGCGGACACTGGACGAAGCCAACATAACGGAGGAGTGACATGGCCGAAGCAAAGAAGAAACCCAAGAAGAAATCGCCGACTGCCCGAGCGCTCGAACAACTGCGCAAGGACGGCTACCCAGCAGGTATCGTTGAGAAGTGGAATCAATGGGCCAAGGTTCGCCAGGACTTATTCGGCTTCATTGACATCATTTACCTTACGCCGTCGAACGCCGTGGCCCTGCAAGTCACCGTGGGCGACCGACACGCCGACCACAAGAAGAAGATTCTCGCTGAGCCCAGGGCTTTGACGTGGCTCAAAACAGGCAACATCATCGAGCTTTGGTCCTACGCTTTGCAAGGGGCCAAGGGGAAGGTAAAGAAGTACGTCTGCCGCAAGGAGGAGTTGGTCCTGAGTGACTTTGTGGAGGCCAAACATGCCGAAGAAGCGTGAATGCCAAATCTGCGGCCGAGTCGCCGGGACGCTGAAAGGCCGATGCGGCGAGGACACAGACACGAAGCTCGGCCCCGTCGAGAAGTGCGAACTCTGCAAGAAGTGGCGATGCCCGGATTGCGCCCACGAGAACGACTGCTGTTTCGAGGACGAAGAGGGCGACGGCTTCAAATGCCCAGTTGGTTGGCAAGAGGAGTCGAACGTCGGAGGCTACATTACCTACTCCAGAATCGAGGCCACCAAATGGACCCAGACGAACGCACACGCTTGAACAGCCGACTGGAGAAGAAGCGGCGACAGAAGGCCGAGAACCCACTGGAGGCGATCCTGAGGCCGGAGCCGGCCTTTCAGCGAAAAGATGGCCATTCCAAACTGGTGTTCGACAAGGACACGAAGACAATCGTGTCCACAGACCCTCACCCGGCCCCTCTCCCAGCCGTCGCCGATGCGCCACCTGAGCCGGTTGTGACGGAGCCGCCTCTGCCGATGAAGCGGCCCAAGAAGAACTCCCCAAAGGCCAGGGATGAGAGAATGAAGGGCCGGTTCCCCTTCGAAACCACAGTAGCGGCGGGATTCACCCAGAAAGGCGAATGGATCGTCGATGTTCGCGTACCCTGGGGCGCTCGCGGCTTCAAGAGTTTTCAAATCGTTCACAGCGGCATCCACCAAGCCCTCGAAATCCTCTGGGGCCGATACTCGGAGTGGGTGGCCCAACAAGCGAAGGAGCCGACATGACCGAGTATCCGCTTTACGAGGCCCGCAATAACATGGGTCCGATGGTACTGGTTAACCCCCACGGCTCTGGGCGTCGGTGCATCCTGTTAGACGACGACGGACAGGCTCGGGGCTGCCTGATGCCGGGGAGTTGGATGGCGTATTACCGTGCGGATGCACAGTGGCGAGAGGAGCCGATCCCGTCACTGTGGACTCAATTCCTGCAATGGATCGGCCTCACCAAAAAGGAGTAACCATGTCAGAACCGAAGCGCAGGAAGGGCGGCAAAGCAATGGTGTTTCCGAAGCGGCTCAATGGGCCGCCCCCTCAGTCTACCGGCCAGTCGATTGAGGGATTCTTGAACGGGATCAACGGCTTGAAGAAGGTTAACCCAACGATGTCTCAACCGAGGCAAAAGGGAGGAGATAAAGCGTCATGACACCCGCTGAACGAGCCAGAAAGATCATCGACCAAACATATGGATGCACCGGCATCAAGTCGCGAGATGAGCTTGGAGTGGCTATTGCCCAGGCCATCTACGACGCTCTCGCCGAGTCGGCCCCGAAGTGGTCCAAGGAGCCGCCCACGGTGGCCGGATGGTATTGGAGCCGAGGCGTCGTTTCGTTCAGCGGAGAAAGGCCCGTGCTTGTCCGGTGCAGTCGGCCCCCGTGGATCGACCCGGAACGTCAGGATTTGTACTGGTACTACGCTGATGGCTCAGGCGGCGAGGATATAGTCCGTGGCGAATGGTCCGGCCCCTTGGAGCGGCCCCAATGAACAAACCTGAACAAGTGGCCCTGAAGCCGCTCCTCCCCGGCCAAACGGAGGACCTGGAGGAATTGGAACTCAGGGCCGACCGGGCGATGGCATTGGCTGGCCTGGTGGCCGCTGAGCCGCTGTCACTGAGAGAACTCCAGCACTTGCTCGGCTTGACGCGATACGAGTTGTATCCTGTGCTGGGATGCCGGGCTGCATCGCGGCAACTGAAGGTTCAACACGACTGGTTCGAAGTGAGAGGCGGCAAAATCGCACTGACCTCGGAAGGGGTGCGGTGTTACTTTGAGAGGATTGGATTATGAGTCCTGAAGAACGAGCGGAGGCCGCTTTTACGGCGTGGCGGAATGACTATATGGCCACAGAGAAGAGAGATTTGGGCGAATACCCCGGCCTCTTGGAAAGCCATATCGCGGCCGCCATCCGTGCAGCCGTAGAAGAAGCAGCGGCCGCCGAGAGAGATGTGTGTCGGCTGGAGTGCGTGTTCCGAGAGATCGGTGCCAAAGGATACACGGAGGCCGAACTGGCTCTAATCCGACAGGTGTGCATTCGGATCGAACGCAACATTGCCGAACGCGGCGACAAGGATCATCGAACGCTTTCCTACAACCACATGCTCAGGCAGGACGTGGACTTGGCTGTGGCCGCCGAGAGAGAGGAGTGTGCCAAGGTGGCAGAGTCTGGCGAATTGCAGATAACCGGCCCCTGCGATCCAAAGGCGAAACAGCAAGCCGAATCTCTTGTGGCTGACACGGCTCGAAGCATTGCCGCGGCCATCCGAGCCCGTTCTACCGGCCCCGTCACTTCTTAGGCCGCAATCCCTGCCGCCACCACGGCACCCCTGACTGCACTTCTTCCAATGGCGTTTTGGCTTGCCGCTTGACCGGAGTTCCGAGCGGCAGGCCGAGCGTCTTTTCATCCGACTTCTTCCGGTCGATCTGCTCAGCGCCCCACGACATGCCAGCGGGAACGACGGCGGATTTGAGTTGCGAGCCGAGGAACTGCTGCCGCTCTCTCTCCTTGCCGAACAGCTTTGATACTTCCGTGGTTTCCTTCACGAACGGCACTTCTTCAGCGAGGCCGAGCCCAGCCTTCGCCATCCCCTCGACGGCGTTACCCTTCGGAGCGTTCATCGCCCGCCGCATGGTAGCCCCGATCTGAAGCATTTCCAACAGCGGATTGTGGACGAGGTACTTCGGCACATCGGCACCGGCCACGCGCAAGCCACCCACAGGAACGTCCCCAGGACGGCGGCGTTCGTCGGGATCGTAATAGCCACCCGCTTGGAAGAGTTGGGAGCCGCTTCCCTTTGAACCCGCGGTGAAGAAGCCGACAGCCAGGGCAGCGGCCCCGAGGCTTCCCTTCTGGAGTTGCCGCATAATCATGTCGGCTTGCTCTGGAGGAAGGTTCTCGATGCCCTTGGCGTAGGCCCGGCCCAATTGGACTGAGCCAGTAAGAGCCCCGGTCGCATAGGTGAACGACTCGGCCACAATGTTGGTCGGCACCTTGATGATCGGCAACAGGAACTTACCCGCGGTCGCCAGAGCCTTACCGCCGACACTGGCTTTGCCCGTGAGTGGGTTCGGCCGTTCGAGCGATTGGATGCCACGTTGCCACGCATCGACCACGCGGTTGTCTTGCATGAAGATCGACCGATCCGCGGCCTTCAGCGACTCGGTGAGGATTCGGGTTTGCACCACGGGATCGGTGGGGTCGATGCCGTTCTCGACGGCCCAGGCGTTGCCCTTCGTCATGGCCCGCGCAAAGGCCGCTCGCTTCACCGGAGCCTTCAAGGCCCCGTGGATGTTGCCCAGGAGATCGAGCCAGCCCTGTGGCATGGAAACCTTCTGGCCGAGAACGTCCATCTCGGTCTTTTTCATTCGCAGCATGTCGATCGAGTCTTGTAGGCCCTTGGTAAAGCCGTCCGTGAGGGCTTTAGACTCGGCCTCGACGTTCAGGCCGGTTTCGAGCATGGCCCGGCCACGGAGACCAGGGAGGGCTTTGCCGATGACGGAGCCAACGGCTTCCTCAATCGGTGTGATGCCGAACCGAGCGGCCCCGGCGCTGGTGAGCTTGGCGATCACGACTGGCGAGGAAAGGACGAAGGCTCGGCGGACCTTCAGGAAGACGTCTTGCACCTTCTCGTTGAGAGGCTTGGTGGCCCAGCGGTCGCCGGCCATGTCAGACTGCCACTTCTGCTTCACGCGAGCGAGTTCGGTGTTGATCGGGACGTCTTTCTTTTCGCCGATCCATCGTCGGGCCTTGTTCGGGGTGATGGTCTCGCCCTTGTCGAGTTGATCCTGGAGTTCCTTGATCCGCTTGTGCATCTCCAAGACGGCTTTCTCCTCGGCCTCGGTGAGAGGCTTCCCTTTGGCCGCCTCTTTCTCCAGCGTCATTCGAGCCAGGGAGAAATCCTCTTTAATCATCATCTTGCGAGCGTTCAACGCGCCGCCGAGCGCGGAGCCGCCCTGCCGTAATACTTGATCGACTTTGAGGAGTTGGTCGGCCAGGACAGCGGAGCGAAGCCGCAGACTGAGTTGTTCGGAGGCGTCCTTAGATTCGTGGTAATTGTGGAGAACCCGGTCGTAGTCATTCTGGGTGGTGATCCGTTCGTGAAGGACGATGGCTTGATGGACTTCACTCTCGAACGCACGGGGCCGAGCGGCGTAATCGTCCACCAATTGCTTGCCGAGTTCGGGATTCTGTTCGACTTGCCGCTTGGCAGTGTCCCAGACTTCTTCCCACCCTTTGCGCGCGACCTTCTCGATCGGCTCGAAGCCGCGTTCGGCCCGCTCGGCATCCACCTTGGCATTCTTCGCTCCGTGGAGTTCTTCGCCGACTCGTTTCACGTTGGCCTGGGCGCGTTCCCAGATGTCGGACAGGTGAGGCCGTATCTCTTCGCCGAACCGCTTCACCGCGTCGGCTGTGAACTGGGCGATGGTGTAGCCGGTGGTAATGATCTTTCCGGCCACATACTTGGCGAGGGAGGGAATGATCGTCGGGTCGAAGCCGGAGAAGGCGATGCTGCTGCCGAGCTTCTTCTTGAGTTCGGCGGCCCCTTCGTCGGCTAATCGCTTTCCGAAGTCGTAGAGGGGGTCTCGTCGTTCGGTTCCTGGGAGTTCTCCATCGGTGCCGGAGGGTTCAGGTCGGCCGAAGTCGCTGGGGTCGAAGTCGGCATTCCCCCCGAGATGTTCTTCCGAGAGGTCGCCTTCCGGAGATTCTTGAAGTCCGGCCTCGGCAGAGGGGGCAGACCTTTCGCCGACAGGAGCCGATTCAGTTCCGCGTGTTTCTTCCCCGCGAGTGAAAGCCGCATCAGAGGCTTCGGCAGAGAACCCAACAGTTTTGGCAGCCTTGGCCGCTTCATAATTTTCCCTTTCAGTTACGAGTTTTAACAGGGCGAGTTGGTGGCCTTCCTCGGCCGTCATGAGTTCCGGTCGGCCTTCGTTGTGGAGTTCGAGCAGCTTGGCCTCGGCGTCTTCGCCCTTGAAGAACTGCGGCCATTCCTCGGCCATCTGTTCGGCCACGTCGTCGGAGCCTTTGATCTGATCTTCGAACTGCTGGCCTCGGCCGGACTGGCGGTTCGCCTGGGCCATGCGATGCTCTTTGCCGAACTCGTCGAGTCGGCCCATCATGTCGTCGTACATCTGCTGTTTTTCGCTCAGGTACTCGTTGGCCTGTTTCAACACGTCCTCGGTCTCGCCCCGGAGATGGGCCGGGTCGATCCCGTTTTGAACGGCGCCGGCATCGAACTCCTGTTGCTGCTGAACGAGTTGATCGCGATTGATCTTCGCCGTCTCGGCTGCGCGTTCGCCGGCCCGCCGCCGCGCGAGTTGCTTCGGTGTCATCTTCGCTTCTTCGGCCGCCTTCTTGTCCGCCTTGGCTTTCTCCCGTGCGGCCGCCTTGTCGGCTTTCTCTTGCGACTTCGCTGCGGCCTTTGCGGCGTCTCGCTCGACGATCCGCTGCTGGAGGGCCAATTGATCCGGCGTTAGCTGACTAGGTTTCTCGTTCAGTATCTTTTCGATGCCAGCCCAGACATTGACTGCCGGCTGAGCGTTCTCTGGCGACTGAGCTTGAACATTGTTCACTCCTCTTTCAGAACTGGCCCATTTATACGCAAATCCGATTTCTCCATCAAAAACGCGGGGATTTTGAACGTCGGGGCGGTTCTTCAAGTACGCCTCAATCCTGCCGAGCGTGTCGGCGGCGATACTGCCTTTCTCGAATCTTACAAGCGTATCTGGAGTCGCCTGAGTGTTGCGAGTTGAGTTCAAAAACCCGCGACTGCCAGTCGTCTCGATACCCAGTTGGTGAAGGGTTTTAATCACGCCTTCAACCTGCGGTTCAGGAGTGTAGTCAAGCCTGCGGCCGCTTAGCTGACTACCGGCGGCCTCACTCCGAACGCCTGGGGAACTCGTATTCCCAGACTGGTCGGCTTCGCCGGGACTGGGGGCTTGGCTTCCCCCTTCAGGTGGGGCGGCGTTTGGGTTCCGACCAATTGCTTGACTCTCAACTGGAGCCGCAGGACTCGGAGCTTCCGCTTGAACGCGCTCGACACCGCCACGTCGAAGGGATGTCGTGAGCCTACGTCCGTAAGTATGTTCGTCGGCATTGTCGCCTTCCTCCATTTCTCGTTGCGCTTTGGCCAGTTCGCGCATGGCCTCGGCTGGGTCTGTGATGGCCTGGGTATCGTCCGCAATCCGGTCTACCGGCTTCAACAACTTCTCGATCGCCTCAATCTGGGACTTCACGGTGTCGAGGTCGGCGTCTGCTGGGTCCGCCTCGACGGGCTCGAATGCTCGGGGGGCTTCTTTCGCATATTTCGCAAGGTCGGCCGGATCCATGAACGACACGCCTTTCACCGGGGCCTCGGCCAGAGCCTTTTGCCATTCAGCCATGCTCTTGTGACCGACTCCCAGCTTGGCCATCGCCTTGGCCTCGACGTAAGACACGGAGCCGGGGTTTTTGGCCTTGGCGTTGCCTTCTCTCGCATGAAGCCGCTGGAACTCGGGATTGTCGAGGATTACCCGGTGGGAGTTGCCCTTGGCCATTTCTTCGAGGACGAGCCGTTCCTTGGCCGACAGCTTGGCGTTGTCGAACGCGGCCTTCATTTCCTCGGGAACCACGGAGTCGCCGACTCGCTTCCGGGTTTGGACGGAAAACTCGGGGTGTTGCTTGTTGAACTCCTCGACGGAGAGTGGTTCCGGCTTCGGGGCCGGTGGTTCGGCCTGGGGTGGCTCTGGGGCCGGTTCAGACGGCTTCACTGGCTCTGGGGCCGCAATCGTCTCAGGAACCGGGGCTTTCGTCTCACCGGGACGGCGAATCTTAATCGCCATCTGTTGTTGTTCGCTGGTGGCGTTCTTTCTCGCCCCGGTGGTGCGGAGGCCGGTGATCTCCTTCGCTTCCGGGTACTGCTCGGCCACCTGATCCAGAATCGACCGCACCGCGGATCGGCCCAGGCGGTTGGCCGCCTTCTGGCTCGTGTCCCGCAGGCCCATCCACTCGATATGAACCTGATCGCCCTTCGGGATAATCGTGACGTCAGCTATCTCTTTGCCTTCGGCGTCGGTGACGACATGGGTGAAGAGGCCGCCCGGCTCGGCCGGCTTCAACTTCACTTCCTTCGGCCCGTGGTCGGCCCGGCGTTCATTGGCCATCTCCGGGTTGTCCTTGGCCACCCCTTCTTCGAGCCAGGATCGAGTCTTGGCGTCCATCGCCTTGATGTCCTTGACCTTCATCCCCGTGGCCTTGGCAATTTCTTCAAGATGCTGCTGGCCCTCGGGCTTGAGCCTGGGGGCCAGTTCCGGCGTCGGTGGCGTCGGCTCCGGGGCTTTCGCCGGTTCAGGGGCCGATTGACCCCCTTGGGACTGAAGCTCGACCAATCGAGCCTGGACCGACTTTGCGAAGGCCCCTTCCGGGTTGAGGCCATCGAGCACCCCTTTCTCACCACTGAGAATCCGCTGCGCGTAGCCGTCCACCTTCTCCTTGGCAGCATCGCCGATTCCTTTACCGAGGTTCCCGAATACCTCTTCGATGCCTTTGGCCTGGGCTTCCGGCGTCTGTGGCTGCGATACGGGCGGTTTCGCCGCTTCGGTCGGCGTTTGGGCCGTCTCAGACGCCGGGGCCACATCTGGCGGCGGGGGCGGGGCTTTGGCTTGTTCGGCCGCGAGAGCCGGAACGTCCATCGCCTTGGATTGGGAGTCGATGTATGCCTTCGCCCGAGGGGACAGGGCTTTGTAGATCCTCTCGGATCCCTTTCCCTGAATAAGGTCCATGATGACGGAGTTTGCCTTCAGCGTTTCGCTATAAGCCGCCTTCTCGGAGAAGCCGCTGCCCTTCAGATCGCCGAGCAGCTTCGAGCCGTTCTCCATGATCGCCTTGCTGCTGTCGGCTGAGCCCGTCCGGCTCGAATGCGCGGCGTTGAATAGAGCGAAGGTCACAAGCTGCGACAACGCGTTGCGACCCGAGCCTTCTTTTCCCTGCATAAGCTCGACGGCCGTGCCGTAGCCCTGGTGGCCCCAAACCGGGAATTGGCTCGTGAGGACGCCATTGGTAACGTCGATCCCCGCTTGACCGGCCAGGGCCGTTCCGGTGCCAGCCAGGAACCGAGTCGCTTGCCCTCTGATCGTGCTTTCGGTCAGAGCGGGAAGAAGTTTTCCGGCAGTGGCTGACGCTGGCCCCTTGCTCGCGATGCCAAGGAGGCCGACTTGCATCATGCCCATGCCGTAGGCTGGCCCCAGGTTCTCGACATCGCTCCAAGAACCGCCCTTCTGGATCGCGTGTTCGGCCGAGGCCGGAAGGTACATTGACGGCATAAGGGCCGTCTGGGCCGCGGTGCGAGTCAGCCAGGTCTTACCGATCGCTCGCCCGACGGCGCTTGTCGTTCCTTCCGCGGCGAGATTGCCGATCGTCGGGGCCGCTCCGGCCCCCTTCAGCAGTTCACCACCGAGGAACGCTTCCCCGATGAAGGAGGCCACGTTCAGGCCGGTGCGGAGGAGATGCTTACCAAGCGGCTCCTTGGCCTTGTTCTCTTGGAGTTGTTCGTAATGGGCGATCTTGGCAAAGTCGCCTTGCTCGTACTGGCCCGAGGCGATTCGCTGCTTAGCATCGGAATACTCCCGCTTCTCATTGAAACTAAGGCCGCTGGAATAGACGGGGACGGCTTCACGACCGACCGTCATAAAGCCGGGCTCCACGAACCCCTTGTACTTCTCCTTTGCCGCCTGAACGCCCTGCCCGAGTTCATACTGGCGTTTGGTCAGCATGAAGAAGTCTTTTGCCTTCTCCGGATCGACGCCAGGAAAGTGATCCCGCATATCGTCGGCTACTTCGTCCCAGTGCTTGTTCAGGAACTCCCCGCCGCCCTTGGCCGCGAGAACGGCCTTGGATCTAACGAAGTCCTCGACGCGCTCTCCCGCTGGGATGTTGGGATTCGACCACTCGGGCTTGCCGGTGGCCTGTTGGAGCGAGCGCAGCACGGCCGCCCTCGGAGAGTCCGGGGCGGCTTGTGGTTCTTGTTGTTGCTGGGGTTGGGATTCGTCGAGAGGGGCCGAGGCCGACTGAAGGGAGTTCAGCACGTCCGCTTGCTCATTCATTTTGACCGCTCCCGATCATGCTGTTGAGGATAAACGTCTTGCCACCCGTCCCCTTCATGTTCCGCTCCCACCATGTCGGCTGGTGTTGAGGAGGAGGCGATCCCGGCGGCGGTTGGTTCGGCGATTGGACCGGAAGGTTCTCGACCGCCTTCTTCATCAACATATCGTATTTCTCTTTCTGCTTTGGCGTGAGCCTCGACACGTCACCGCTCTTGCGGATCATCTGGGCGATTTCGCCAATGGCCGCCTGGGCTTCCATCTTCTGTTCGTCGGACATTGGGGCTCTGTCGATCTTGTCCCAAGCGTCCGTAAACGCAGCGGCCTTTGCGCGATGCTCTCCAGTCCAATTCTTTTGATCTTCCGGCCACGGCTTCGGTTCGAGCGGTTGCTGGGGCTGCGAGCCTGGGGACGGTTGCTGGCCATTCCCAGACCGCCTTTGCTGGTGTTCTTCCCAGTTGTAGCCGAGGCCGGCGTTGTTCAGGTCGTTGCGGAGATAAGTCTGCTCGTTAGTCCGTAGATCGTTGAGCCGATCACTGAGTCGCTTCTTGTCCTCGGCAGAGGCCCAGCTGTCGGCCTTGTTGGCGGCCATCAATTCTTTTTCCGTTGTCGCGATCAAACCATCGAGCCGCTTCTGGGCCGCGAGCCGGGTTGCATGGTACTCTTTCTCCTGAACCCCTTCGGCTGCATGGCCCGCTTTCCCGCCACCGAACGGGACTGGCTGAAGGTCGCCCTTGTGATCGGTGTAGAACTGCTCGGGCTGGCCTGTCACCGGATTCGGCATCGTCACCACCCGCTTCGCGAATGCGGCCGACCGACCGGCGGCGTCCATGTTCGCCATCGACTCTTGCTGCGCGTTCGCGTGCATGATCTTCTGTTGCTGTTCTTGCTCGAGCTTAGCCTTCGACGCTTCAAGCCGCTGTTTCAACGGATCGATGCCGCTTTTCAACTGCGTGATGAGGTCCATCTTCGTGCCGTCGTCCAGGTCCGTACGGGCCTGCACGTCGCCTATCGCGTTCTGGAGCCGCTGGAGCCGCATTCCCTCTTGCTGACTGAGTTCTTGTTGGGAGAGCCACGATTGAAGCTGCGCGTGCTGCTGGACTGAGGCCGCCTGTACGTTGGCCAGATACACGTCTCGGTCGCTCGGCTGCTGAGAGGCCGCGAATTCTCGATTCCGCTGGTCGTTCTGTTGACCGTAGGCCGTCGCCTGATTGAAGGCGTTGGCGTGGGCGGCTTGAGCCTGAGCCGAGAGGGAGGCTTGCGCTGATGAGGCCGACAGTTCGTTGCGCTGGTTCGATTCATACAGCGAAGCGAGGGTCGGCAGATCGTGGGTGGCAATCTCGGCCCGGCCCGCGTCGATGGACGTTTGGGGGGCCATCGGAGCGGCTTGTTCGAATACGATTGGCATGGTTCACCTCAACTGCTTCCCTGGATCGCAAGTAAGTTCGGGAGCCGGTTACTCGTTACAACGCCTTGATTGGTCAGACACTTCTCGATGTCGGCCGTGACGCCCGTTAAGTAATTGTCCACGATAGCCACGGTCATAAAGGCATTCGTTCCGACGCAATCCGCGTCCACAAGGGCGGCCAGTACAGCATCGCTTGCCCGTTCCTCTCGGAGCCGAGCCGCCGTGTCTCTGGCCTGTTTCAGCATGGCCGCATTCGCCGCAACAGCCGAGAGGAAATTCGATTTCTTTGCGGTGTTGTCTACTGCCATTTGGTGTCTCCTAAGCAGGTTCCATGATAAGCCAGTTAAAATTACTGCTGTCCAAAACGTTCGACGAATTCACCACGAAAGACGTTCCGGCCGTGACGGTGCCGACCGAGAGGGAGCCGATGTTCGCGAACACTCCCCCACCGGCATCGGAGAGGAAGATCAGAGAAGAAGAAGTTACTGCCGTGGTCGATACCGTAGCCGTTCCACCAGCCAGCGTTCCCGTGCCCATCTTACAATTGGAGCCGGTCTTGATCGAGAGACCTTTCCCGGCCGTAATAACCGACACTTGGCCGTTAACCCCCAGGAGAGCGCCATTGGGGTCTACGGCCCCACCAATGCCGACGAGAGCCGCAGAGCCGGTGGCGTCAACGCGGATTGCTTCACGGCTTGCTGTATCGTATACGTTGATTTTTCCACGGGTTTTTCGTGTTGCATCGGTGGAATCAATCCACTCCCACGTCATCCACAAAGCATCGCGGTTTGACGTTGTGGACGAACGCAATTTATTCTCAATAGCACCGCCAAAGCCGTTTGCAACAGAAGTATTCGTGTTGTCTTGCGAGTTTACAACAGTTCCTACTATGGCGTTTGTCGTCGCCGTGTTTGCCTGTATCGTAAGCCGGGCTGAATCAAGAGTTGTTGTGCTGCCGACAATCATATTGTCAGAAAACGAGACCTGACCAATCGTGCCTGGGTTCATCTGCATCCTGACGACGCCGGGCGTAATCCACCGGAAAATGCCGCCGTTATTGTCAATCTGCCAGTTCTGGGCTGCCGTACCGTTGGCAAAAAGTACGCGATACGTCCCGGAAGCGGTGCCAATATGAACCCCCGCTACTGTCGTCGTTTCAACAATCGCCCCGGTTGCGAGTATTTCCCCCTGAAACGTCTGCGGCCCAGTTGTGAACGTGTTCGCCACATTCGTAAATACATCGCCAACCGCCGACCCGGCCACCACGTTCGACAAGAGACCGTTGCCGTCGATCGTCACCGTCGCGTTGGCGTAAGTTCCGGCCAAGATCGAGGCCACCGGGGTAATTACGGTCGGGACGTAGACCGAGCCGTTCCACACGGGGGCCTGTCGGCTTGCAGTCGGATTTAGAAGCACGGGGGACGCTGGGACCGAGTAAGCCGGCGAATGGGCCGCAATCACCGTTGTGGCGTTTGCAAGGCCCGTCGTCCCAAGAGGCGAGGCCGTTAGAAGGATGATCTGGCTTGTGGTCGGCTTCCAGAACACGTCGGCCAGGACGCCAGCTGCAAGCAGTTCCGTTTGAAGCTGATCGCCATTGGGGGCCGACGCTGCAGCAAACGCGGTTGCTGTCAGAGTCGGCCCAAAGATCGTCGGTGGAGGAATAGCGGCCATAAGTTAAATATCCGCGACTCGGACACATCCGAAGTTAATGGAGAAGTTGCCTACAAAGTTCGCGTTCAGCGCTACGCCCGAAGTCTGCCTCACATAGCACTGGATGTAATCGCCGTCCCTGAAACGGAAAAAGTTCTGCGTTCCAAGGTCTGTTGTACTGCCGACAGTCGGAACCGCTGGGAGAGTCGTCGTACAAAGCACGGGGCCGCTATTTCGCTGAATAGCGATCAGTCTCACTCCAGCCGTGTTGGGCTCAAATCTCACGAAACCAGACATGAAGTAGATACCTCCCTGTCCAGTCGGGCAAGTGAGTTTAGTCGTGTCTGACCCGACGAAGCCTCCAGTGTTCTCATACACGCTGTTGAAGCTGAGATATGTCGTTGCATTCGACTGGATCAATTCGTCGGCATTGTTAAACACCAAAGCGTACTGACTCGATTCCACGATGCTCTGAACGAGGCCGTGCTGGTCCACGACCTGAGTTGCGTAACGATACGTCCCGGCCGGCGACGGAGTAATAGCCGGAAGGTCGGCGTTGGCGATCGCTCGGAAGGCTGGGCCGGGGCCACCCCAGAACTGATTCGGCCCGGCGAGGGAAGAGAAGAGGGCCGCGATCTGATCGGCCGTCAGAACCGGAGGAGGAGTCGATCCACCGCTTCCCGTCACCGTCAAAGCCCATTTGCCTGGGGAGACGCGAACCAAGACACCGGCCCGCGTCAGGCTGTTGATGATGTCCGAAATCGTCTCCGTGTGCTGCCGTAGACCCTGGGGATCGTTTGCCGGGTCAGCCACTCGGCGAAGGGGGAACTCTTGCGTCTTGGCGACAACCGGAGCAGGAGCCGGTGGAACCGATGTCGGCGGCGGCGGTTGCACGCGAGGCGTGAACGACCACGGGCGGCCGACAATACCTCTCGCAAACACCAGCGGAGGAGGGGGCGAGGCCACGACCGCTGGCGGGGGAACCGCTGGGGCCGGTGCGCTGAACGGATACGGCCGGCCCTGAAACTTCGAATTCGGCCCAGTCGTGAACGCTTTGGCGATCAAGAGCCGCGGCGGGGCTGGAGCGGGAGCCGGCGCAGTTACAAGGAAATTATCCCAAGTTGCCGGTATAGAGACGGCCCCAGCGGTCCCGTAATAAAAGCCGTACCAAATAGCCGCCTGATTGAAAGAGTCTGAGGCCGACGACACCAGAGTGCCGTTCAACAAGAGCGTGACAAGCGAATCAGCCAATGTCGCCGTGATCGTGTAGGTCGTCCCAGACACAATCGAGACCGGGACCGCTGGAAACTGTATCTGAATGCCGTTGACGAATTTGAAAAGCTGTACTGCCCCAGTTCCTCCAAAACCAGCGGCCGTAATGTGATAAACCCAGAAGTTAGAAGGGTCGGACCAGCGGAACACAAGGCCGGAGTCAGACTCCCAGGCGCCTGTAGAAGATCTGGGAGTCGAAAGGCACGAAACGGTGATGGGATTTGATGCTGTGCCGCCTAATCCAGCGTTGGCCACCACAACGTCATTGTTGTTGGCGCTGTTGGGAGCGGCGGCATTTCCAGAGATTTTGAATGTACCTTGGCTGTTGACCCAACCGCCGCCCACGTCCATCGTGTGGGCCGTCAGCAGGGTATTGTCGGCACCCGTGAACGTGTCACTGAGAAGAGTGATCGGCATGGATCGGCCATTTTAGAGGTCCGCGTAAACCTTGAGCATCTTCAGGGTGACAGGGTTGGGGTTCGCCGCCGTCGAGGGGGTCACAGAAAGATTGAGGTACTGATTCACCGAATTGTCGATAGTAGCCGTCCATGTCGCGGTTGGTGGAGTCGTCGGCTCGATGGCGTTGAATTGCGAAGCGAAGCCGCTGCTGATGATGTAGCCCGAGCAAGAAAGCGTCGTGTTGTTGCTACCTTGGCCCGGCGTGTTCACGATCATGTCGAAGCACAAATCCCAGAGCGTCCCAGCAGTTACCCCCGAATTCGTCGTGATCGCGGCTGTGACGCCGACCACAGTTCCGGCCAGAGAAGAGGCACCGATGGTCGGATTGAGGCGAACGGTAAAAACATAGGTCGGCGTTCCTGTGGTGTTGAACACCCCTCTCGCTAACACGCGAAAGCCACGACCGAAGGTGTTAAACGAGTTTACGCCAGGAAACGTCGGCTGGAGGTTTAGCCCTGCGAGTAGTGTGGTTTCGACGTTGACGCTCTGGACCGTCGTGTAATCGGCCCGGTTCGAGTACATCAACTCGCCGTATCCCGTCGTGAAGCCGATCATCTCGGCATCGCGTTCCCGCCGAAGCTGCCGAGCCCGGCCCAGAGCCACGGCGTCGAGGTAATCCGTCGTCGTCGGGAATCGCGGCTCGTGAAGGAGCCGAGCACACGGCTTGAAGGTAGGCATCATACATCGCATGGCTCAAACTCCTAGTATCCGCTGAAGCTGTAATCTTCGGCCGTTCCGCCGCCCGTGTACTGGCTCAGATCGCCGTAGGAACCCCAGAGATTCGGGTTCGCTTGATCGCCACCCTCTCCCGTGCCTTGGTCGGCCCCTTGGGACGCTCCGAGGCCGGTGAACTGCCGAGGGTATTGTTCCGGGTTCGGTTGAGGCAACTGCGTGTAACCGCTTGCCAAGCCGCCTTGTGGATTGCCACCCTGAAGGCCCGGCGAGAAACCACCGTAAGACATCGACGTGTCCGGCAGCATCGGATGCGAGTAGAGGCCGAAGTTTCCGCCGCCTGATCCTACGCTGCCCGATCCCCTTGCACCGGCCCCGCCGCCAGAGACGCCGCCCACCCCGTAATGCTGAGTGCCGAGTTGCTGGGTCAATGCCCGGTCGGCCTGGGCTTGCTGCCACTGGCCTTGTTGCTGGTAGAGGCCGGTGTATTGAGCGGCATTCGGATAAGGGGCTTGAATCGAGTTCATCCAGCCGAGTTGCTGGTTGGCCTGGGCCGAGTTTTGCATGTTCGCTTGGTTGCCGTAGTTCAGCCCGGCGAGGCCGAGGTTCGACTGATAACCCGCGGTGAGTTGGGCCATCTGGTTTGCAAGGGCCGTCTGGGCCTTCGTCTGGTCGGCTGTCAAACCACGCTGGGCCGAGTCCATGACGGTCGTGTTACCGAGGCCGCGGTTAATCATCGAATTCTGCATCTGCCCTTGTTGTTGTGCGTAAACGTCTTGGATGTTCTGGGATTGTGAGGCCCCGATGCCCTGAATCGTCCCCATGACGTTGTTGTAAAGGCCGGTGTAGCCGCCCTGGAGGGCTTGCTGGGCGTTGACTTGGTTGCCGAGCGTTTGCTGGTATCCTTGCAAGATGTTGCCGTATTGGGCCTCGTTCATCGCCAAGGCGTTCTGGTAGCCCTGACCGTATTGCTGCGCGAGGCCGTTCAACCCGCCCTGCGCTCCGGCCAAGGGGTTGCCGCCCTGGCCGAAGGGAATTTGTCCGCCGATTAGGTATGGGTCTGTGGCCATCGCTTACACCTTGGCTCGCCGTCGAGGCTTTCCAGATGTTTGTACTCTACTTCGGATTGTTTCTAAAGTCCACGGGTTCGAAGAGGTGATTCGGACGTACAAAGCATGGCCAGACCGGCGGATCGGGTAATTGAAGTTGCGGCTGGCGTTTAGCGTCCACGTCGCTACGGCCGTGGAGACCGCTGCGGCCTCGGCGGTCGGCCCGACGTAAACCCCGACTGTCACGCTGCCGCTTGTCTCGCCGAGGACGGCCTGAAGATCTTTGAACATAACGTCGTCAAGGTCTGGCGTAAGGATAGGACCGATCCAGACTTCCGAGTTGATCGCGGTGCCGTCGTCCGTGGTGGCTGTCGGATCAATCGAACGAACGTAGCCGTCCCATCCCCCCACCAGCGTAACTCGATCCCCGGCGAGATTTCCGTCGAACACACAACCGCAGAGGGGGTTATGGTTGTTGTTGGCAAACTCATCTTCCCACCATGCTTGTGATTGGGTTTCGTAGAAGAAGTGCGTTGTGGCCGCTGGGGCCGCAAGAGGCGTGATGAACACATGGACGCCCTGGAACCGATCGCTCCAGAAGAGGCGGATTCCGTTCAGGCCCGTGTCGATGTTCAAGATCGAGGACTCGATAGGGCCGCTGATTCGCTGGGGTTGCTGGCCGGGGACGAGCGTGTAAATCCCCATCCGGTTCGAGACGAAGTAGATGTTGCCGAGCGGATCTTGGCACCACGGAGCGCCCCACGCCATTCCCATGGACTTGCTCACCAGATCGAGCCGACCACCATCCGCCGGATCACCAGCGAACATCCAGATTTCATGATCGCAGCCGACAATCGCCACGTCGTCCGAGAAGGGGATGAACGTGTTAATCACGTCGCCGAGCAGTCCCATCGGCGCGTTGTTGCCCGCGATGGCTTGCGAAGAAGTCTGGGAGGTCGGCGAGTAATTAAAGTTGGTCGGATCGCCAATGGCCGACATGAACCAGTTCTGTGGATCGAGCAAAAGGCCGAACAACACCGTGCGGCCACGCCACGTCGCGATACCGCGCGGCGTGTTCCCAGATGAGTCAACCGGAAGAGTCCCAGAAGAAGCCACCCACTTCGAAGCGGTTCCCGTCGAGGGGTTGAAGTAGACCCAGTTCGTCCCATCCGCGAAATAAACGAGTTGATTATTGACCGCTTGTTGGAGGAGGCCGGTGAAATTAAGGGGAGGGGTACCCACCCCCGCCGCCGAGGAGGCTTGTGTCCACGAAGTCGCCCCTGCCGGAGCGTAATAAATGTTCCCTTGCGAGACGCCGACAAGAGTAACAACGCGGCCTGAGTTGGATTGTTGCACGGTTGTCCCCTTGTCTGAAACCACCACGCCGAGGTCTTGAACGATCCACCCAGAGACCAGCGGCGTTGAGATGTATCGCTTGAGGCCACACCGAGTCCCGCCACGGTTGCGAAGCGTCGAAGGCTCGTAACCCCGCATGTTCATCGCGAATGCCGTCGTTCGCGCGTAGCGGCCACCCGCGACAGGCCGATTCGGTTGCCGATCCCAGGCAGCGGATTGATCGATTCCGGCTGCGGGAAAGTGCATGTCGATGAATGATTCGGGGTTCGGTGGCGGCATTGGTTATCTCACAGGCAGGAGAGACGGCCGAACATGAACGGGAACGCCAGCATTTTTCTCTCGCTCCTGAGCTAGCTCACTTTCGAGTCTATCAATCGTGGTTCTCAGTAAATCCATTTCCGCGATCATGGCTAAGCCGCCGTCCGTGTCAGTAACCCTTGAATAAAGAAGGTGCCAAGGATGACCGGGATGGTCTAGCGGCAACGTCCGTCCGGCTTGGTTCTTAACGGCCTCTTCAAACGCGGCCCGGAGAAAGCAATCGTCGGCCATATTATCCTCACGGTGCAAAACGAAGGTTGCTCGTGATCGTTTTGGGGTCTGGGACTGCCCGGTTGTCGTAAAGCTGGTAAGTGTTGCCGATGATCGGAGGAGGCGGCGGCGTCGAGTACGGTGGGTTCGCATCGAGCAGAACCGTATGGGGCGGTGACGAGTTCGTGAAGCCGCTCGATCCGTCTGAGCCGTGATAGCTCGGAATCACCACGCAGACCGTCCCTGAATCGAACGACTGGATGACGCCGGTGTATGTGTAAGTCAGCGAACCCGTGTACGAAACCGGGACAACGTTCGACCGGCCAGTGATCGGCCTCACCGTCAAGATGGCCGAACCGAGCGAGTCGGCTTCATACGAAACCGTTTCGTTGAAGGTATCCGACACGGTAAACACCGCTTGTCCCGTCAGGAAGTCCGTCGTCACAATCGTTTGGTCGCCGACCTTGCCCGAGGGTGTTGTCACCAACCGCACGTCGATGCTGCCCTGAGTAACGCCACCTTTCGTCACTGTGGCCGTCAAAGTAACCGGAGTGCCGTCGTTCGGAGCCGAGCCAGAAGAGGCGACCAGCACCACTTTGTACGCCTTCTTGGTTGCGCCACCGGCACCGGACATTGCGGCCGAGCCTCCCTGCCTCACCAGTTCGCCGCCTCGGCCTCCGTCGCTTGGGTCGATGATGCCGGTGGAATCGACGGCAGGAAGGTAAAGAGCGTTCGGATCGGTCCAGGCCACGATGCCGAGGCTCTGGAAGGCCGTAGAGCCACTTGGGAGTTGCGGGAGGTATTTCGACAGGCCCGGCCGAGAGCCGCCCCTGAGACGCAACTGGACGGGTTCGTTGCCCCGCACGTTGAGGCCGAGGATCGTGGTAAGAGGCGGCTGCTGATCGAAAGCCGTGGAAAGGTTAGTCCCGGCGATGGGAAAGCGGAGTTCGAGCATCTTTTCGGGATCGGCCATGCAGAAATGATAGCAAACTCCCCCAGGCCGGTCTCGTACTCCGACCTGGGGGCTATAGCGCCGACGACGAGTGGTGCGCTCGCCTTTAGCAACCGCAGGGCTTGTCGGGGCCGACATCCACGCCGGCCGGTGGCTTGTTCACGATCGAGCAGACGGTCGTAATCCAAACCATCCACTGTGGCGGAATCGGCAGGCCCGGAGCGATCTTACAGAACGCTTGTAACCCCTTCATGAGCCGAGCCAGCAGCTTGGCCCAGTCGATCGCGTTCATCGTTCCTTTCTGGAGAACGCCAGCCAGCAGGGCCTCGGCAGTCGTCAGGGCCGCAATGTCCTCGGCGGTCATTCCACCGGCACTGATGGAATACGTTCCCGCTGGAAGTGCAGTCGCGAGCGTGAGGACGTTACCGCCAGGAGGAGGGGGAGGAGGGGGAGGAGGCGGGGGTGGGGGATTGCCACCTTGGGGATACGGCGGGTTTGGAGCGTTGAACGGATTGTCGTTCTGGAAGCCGCCTGGGCCGCCTACCGCTGCGACTGCGGCCTTGAAGTCCGCAAAGGCTTGGGAATGCGGCTTGCCCGTCAGGGCCGCGTAATTCGACGCCAGGGTGCCGTCAGGCTCACCAGCCTGAACGATCTTATCCACCGTGTAGCCCTGTTTCACCATCCACCAGCAGTAGAGCAACGCACAGCCTGTCGAGGGATAGTCTTGATCCGAACCCTGATCGCGAGAAATCCAGTCGGCCCCATCCCAGCTTGGGCCGGCCGCGTAATCGACCATCGAGCCCGTTGCGCCGCCGGTCACAACCTCCGCGAGAAAGCGAGAGAGCCCTTCCCCACCCGAGCCGCCGCAGTTCCAGCCCTTCCCTTGAAGGCCCATGTAGCTTTCGACCACTTCGGCTTGAACGAGACCGAACGTGGTTTCGCCGGAGCTTAAAGACTCGTACCAGTCGCCACCGTTCTGGAAGTCGCAGCCGTAGTGATAGGCCCCGCCAAAGTCAGGAGCCACGATGATGTTGCCGCCTTGGCCCTTCACCCCGAACACAAAGTCGTTGTAGGCCATCAAGTCGTCGATCTTCGAGAGGATGTCCTTCGCCGCGGCGAGGCCGCTTGCGCCCGTGGCCGGATCGTAGTACACCGTGACGGGCTTTCCGTCGCTCCCGGTCCACTTCGAGGCCCCGACCAGACTGGTGGGGTAATCGAAGCCGTTTGCGTGTTTGATCAGATTCGGGGTGGCGATTGGAGCCCCCTTCTTCATCAGCACTCTCATTGGTAATCCTCGGCAGGAAAACGAACACGGCCCCGACATGGGGCCGTGCTTTTAGATTACGAACCGGATCGCACGATACTACTGACAACCAGCACTTGCCCCACGTCTACGGCCACCGAATATTCGGCTCAGAATCGGAAATCGCTGAGCCCCCGATGCCGACGCACCGTTCGCACATGCCGAGGCCGAGTCCGCTGATGCGCAAGCAGGCGCCGTGTTAGCTCCCATACAGGCCGAGGCGGTATTTGCCCCCATGCAGGCCGATGCCGAGTTCGCCGAACAACCGGACGCGACGACGTAATAAACACTTTTTGGCGGCTCCTGGGCCGGTGGAATCGCCACGGTGCCGACACCAGCAGGGAGCGGCTGCGCGGAGATGTACTTCGTGACGAGGCCCTTGAACTCAGCGAATTGAGACTTCATGTCGGCCATGTCCGCCTTCAGTCCCGCCATATCGCCCTGCAACGCGGTAATAGCGTCAGCGTCGGCCTCGTTGATTTCCGCCGAATTCGCGGTGACGAAGGGAAGGGGCTCGATCTTCGTGACGTTGAACTTCGCGTCCGGTTTGCTGCTGGCTCGGCTCGAAGCGGTGTACCACACGAGGCCGATTATCAGCATCACACAGATGACTTCCAAGCCGAACGCACGAAACGCTTTCTTCAACATGGAAAACTCCTTTGGAGGAACGGCACATAACTGTCAGCACCGAACAGTCTAACACCAATCAAGACGGTGGCAAGGGCGGTTCGCGAACCGGAGCACCGATCTGGGCCACCGCTACGGCCTTCAGTACCTCTTGCTGGTCAATCGGAATTTTGCTGCTTTCACCAAGCGTCTTGGCGGTGAAGGCGACCCCGGCTTGATGGCCTTCGATGTAAGCCCTGGCTTTTGCCTCGATCAGCATTTGGTCCATGCGGCCATTGACGAGGCTTTTCATTTCGGCCGCCGCATCCACGGCTTTGAGCGAGCTTGCGTCAGCCTTGTCGGCCTTGCTCTTTAGCCACCACAGCATAACCGCAGCGAAGGTCGCGAACGCACTTCCGCCTGTGGCAATGAGCGACAGCAAAACAACTTTCCAATCTTCACTCGACATAGAAACCTCCATAGTTCCACGGATCAAACACCGCCAGCCCCCGACCCAATATTACCGCCGCCCTGTCCGCCACCACCAGTACCGCCAGCGGCTCCAGAGGCCCCGCCACGAGCCCCGCCCGTGTTGTTGCCATCGTTGTCTCCAGCCGTCCCAGGAACCGAATTGATTACCGGGACGCGATTCGGAACCCAGTCAACAGGAGGGATTGGAGGCGGGGTGGGGCCGCCGAGCCCAGGCGGGTAGGGCAGTATCGACGGCGGCGGCGACGGCGACGGCGGTGTCTGGTTCGGGAGAGAGCCGCCGCCCCAGCCGGTTGGCGGAAATGGAGGTGGTACGTACGGAAACGTCAACAGTTGAGTATCAGTTTCGTTTGGGCCTGGGTTTCTGATGCCGTAGACAATAGCCGCGCCTACGCCCACCACCACAACCACGATGACGACGGGAACGATAATCTCGCCGATAATACCAACAACCGCCGGAGTCACAATAACAACAATCGGCCACGAATCACCCAAGTCCCAATCCACCGGGACCGAGCCGAGGCCATTGGGTCCAAACAGATCAGTGATGTCAAATCCACTCCCCCAATCTATTCCACCGCCATCCCAGCCAGTCGGGTAGCTATTTGGTGGTGGTGTCGAAGGCGGATTCTGGAAAACAGGAGGATCGATGTCCCAGATGTCCCACGGATCAGGAAGATTGCCCCAACCGCCGCTCGGTGGCCACGGCAGGCCGTCTGGGTATCCATCCGGACGCGGACCAGGATCGATGACCCCGACGTTTCCAGGAAGCTTGAATGAGCCACCGCTGCCGCCAATAGCCGATGGCCTTTGAAAGCCAGTAACAGGGAGAGCGCCGCCAGATCCACTTCCGCCGGTGCTTCCCGGGTTTGTCGGTGGCAAACCAGAGCCCGATCCTGAGCCCGTTCCTGATCCTGGCGGCAGCGGGTCTGGCATGGCTTATCTCACGCTTGGCCTTTGAGGTTTCGTTCGAGCAGCTTCGGATTGACAGGGCCGACCGGAATCTGAAGGCCAGCCGCCTCGGCCCGTATCTTGGCTTTCATCTCTTCCTCGAAAGCCGCCTGCATCGCTTCCCGCTCGGCCTGGAACCCAGGCTTCTTCGCCTCGATCATACCCGCAATCGTCTTGCAGTCATCGCCCTGGGCCACAGCCTCGGCGATGAGTTCCATCGCCTCCGACACGGCCGTTTTGCCAGATCGGTCAGGAATGTGCGGGTAAAGCAATGCAGCGATAAAGGAGATCAACTGCGGTTCTGGAAGCGTCGTGATAAGCTGATTCATTCGCCGGCTCCTGAAAAGAACGAAGGACGGCGATTTGCCGTCCTTCGCATCCTATCCACCGTTTTGTCGGTAGCAACAGCGAATTAGACGGCCACGGTCCAACTCACCAGCTTACCGTCAATCGTGATCGTCGTGAGCGTGTTCACGGTTGCGATGTAGAGCCGCATCGTGAAGCCGGCCACGGTTGTGGTGCCGGTGATCGTGACACCCGTTCCACCAGCCAGTGTAATCGCATTGGTGGTGACGACGTTGCCGAGCAGAATGGCCCAGGTCTGGCCGACTTGAAGGTTCGCGTCCGCGATCATCTGAGCCGCGGTTCGAGTCGTAAGGGTGCCAGGGGTGGCTCCGCTATTCAAAGCCACGCAGAGCGCGGAGCCGGTCAGATAGCCAGCAGCCGCAGTCGAGCCCGACAGAATGGCTGTGTTGTGCTGGATCGAATTCAGCGGCACATTCAAGTCATTCAGCATCATGGCAAAAGCTCCGTGGGCGGCCGAGGAACATTAGACGGTGGCGTTGTACGTCTCGGCCCATTCCCAGGTGACATAAAGAGCCATGTTGTTGGCCGGCAAAATCGCGATGTTGCGGATGATGTAGCCGGACGGATTGTTGCCGGAAAACAAGATCGGGTGTTGGCCTTCCAAGGCCCGGTCGTACAGTGTTGCCGACGCCGAGTTACCAGCCGTCGCCGAGTTGTTGAGCGGAGTCGCATGGGTGAAGTCGGTGTCGAGCACGGCCGTCTGTCCCGTCATGCCTGTTGTGGTGCAAATCTGCGGCCCCTTCGACCCCATCTGTGAAGAGGTCATAAGGTTCGTCCGCACCGCCCCGGTGGACGTGATCTTGGACATATCGGCCTGGGTGTTGTTCCCCGAGAAGTCGGCGGTCCAGTTGCGAGCGATCGTGCCGGACAAGTCCAACAGCGTGGCTGCTAAAGCGCTGATCTGGACGATCGATACTTTCACCCGGAGAAGGACGCAGTAAATCAGCGGATTGGCTGGAGCCCAGCGAAACGACGCTAGGAACGACCCGGCCGCTGGAGCGCCCGTGATGATGCCGGATTTTTGTGTCAGCGTGTAATGGCCGTTGACGACTTGTCGATCCGAACTCGCGTAATTATAGGCTGGCATCGAAAAGCTCCTAAATTGGTCGCCAAAGCAGATTCATACCCGGAACCGACATTCTTGGGTCGGCAAGATTGTTCGGATCGGCCGCAAACTCAACCAACCACTTCTTGGCACCTTGCAGATTGATCCTTGCCCACGCAGCGATGTTTCCGCCCAGGGTGGGATTGCATATGTAGCCGCCGCCAAGCGTACCCATCGTGATCGCGAGACGATTGCACATTCGCTCGCTATCGGCCAGGACGCTTCGCGGTCCAGGGCCGGGCGCTTCTCCCGTCAAACCCCACATCTGACAGATAAAGAACGGCACCCACGCCTGAGTCGAAGAACTTCCAGCCTGAACCGAAATCAACGGGCTGAAGCCCCAGAAGTTCATGTAGAAAGAAGTCCCGACGATCCCTTCCGCATACGGCTGAATGAATAACTGGTTTGGCGTTTCCGTGTCGTTGACGTTGCCGCTTTTTACGTCGCCTTCGAGACATCCCAGTGAAGCCACGCCGTCGTTCAGGGTCTGAGTTCCCGGTTCCTCCAGCCGTGGCAGCAACGGCTGGAACGGAAACGACATAGCCGTGCTGTTGAAGGCCAGAGCCTTTTGCAGCGGGTAACATCGGCCAATGGGATAAAATCCAGGCATCGATCAATCCTTAAACGGCTGCACTGAACGGGGACGCAAACGCCGCACCTGTCGCGCTCAGGAGCGCATCCGTCACTTGCCATGTATTCGCCGACACGTCGATCAACGAGAACTGTTCGCCGACATTCACCGAGCCCGTCGTGGTTCGGTTGAGCGTGATCGTGTCCGAGTTCGTTGCGACGGTGCCGGAGTTCGCCGCGTAGAAGCCAAGGACTGCGTTGCCGCTGTCTGTTCTCGCTCCCTGGATTCCACCAACCATGAAGTCGTTGGCGTTCGCCACCTGGACGATATGGCTGTTCGAGGTTGCCAGAACCGAGACCATGAAGTTGTAACGGTCGCCCGATCCCGTCGCTGCGGGGAGTGTCACGACAGAGCCAGCGAGGGCGGCGAGGCCGATTGTCTTGCCGCGGTGGAGAGCCTGGGTCAGCGTAAGCGTTGCACCGGCCACCACGATCGAACCACGTCCACCACCGAATCCGCCATCGGGTCGGAACGCACAGGACGACTTGGTTCCTTCGTTGATGTACTGCTGACTACCAGCGGCTCCGTTGACGACGTAATAGCTCGCACCAGGAGCGTAACCGCTCACACCATCAGCAGGAAGTGACGTACTGGCGGCCAGCAAGATCCCGACTCCGGGGTACTCGATGATCTTGTCGGAGGCCGATTGCTTGCGGAATACTTCGCTCATGTCACTTCACCCTTTTGAGCCGGGGGTTCGCCTTCTTGGCCTTCTTCGAGGCCGACCGCGTTTTGCTGGCTAGGATCGCTCCGGCGGCCTTCATGCCGTACTTCTTGGCGATCTTCTTTTGCACGGCTTTGAATCCGGGATGTTTCTTCGCCATGTCACTTCCTCTTCAAGGCCGCTCTCGACTCGGCCTTCTCTTGGGCAGGTGTCTCGTAGCCCATCTTCCGCTTCTTGGCCTTGGGTTTCTTTTTGGCCTTCTTCTTAGCCATACGTCACCCCGTTGTACGTCACTGTGTAAGCGTCATCTCGCCACGGCCACCGGCCTCGATTCGTCAACCCATCCGAGCGGTCGGCGTTGTAGCCGAGCTTCTGGGGTTTGTTCTTCTTGTCCTGCGCGATGGAGGCGGCTAATCGTTCCATGAATAACGCTCGATGCACGCCCGCCATATCGTCGCCGCGCTGTTCCGCCATCGCCAGACAGCTTTCAACAAAGGTTTGAGCATGGGCCGCTCCTCCGTAGGTGTACGGGCATGTCCCATCCAAGAAGTTCGGCAGAATGTGGTATTGCAACTCCAGCGTGTAAGCCTGATCCGCCGTTGGCCACACGATCAACTGAAACCGCTGCCCTCGATCCTGCCTGACTCCCCGAAGCGGTTGGACCGCCACCATCTGCGGAGCCCCTGTGCTGCTTTGAAACCTTGCCGCTTGTTCCTGAACCACGCCTTCTCCAGTTACAGAGATAGCGGCCAAGAACTGAGCCGGAGAAAGGATCATCACTTTCCCCTCAATCCCTCCGAAGTCGTCAGGGAGAGGGATCACCGTGGCCGCGTTCGCGAGCGTTACTGTCGTCGTCGGCCGCAAGAAGCTCCACTCGTAGACCTCACCGTTCGCGTCCGGTGGCGGGAAGTAAACCTGATGGATTCCGGCTTTGACAAAGCTCTTGATCCGGGCCGCTTGGTATGAACTCCACGCCTGATCTCCGAAGGGAGCCCCTTGGCCCCAACCGAGGAATACGCCGACCTCGGCGTTGAGTTCGTCCAGGGTTGTGGCCAGAGTCGATTCCATGTTTCCTTACGATTGGGCCATCTGAGCAACACGAATCCAATCCACCAACAGACTCGGCGAAGTTCCACGTCCCGAGATGCCGATGAACGGGGCCATCCAGCCCGTGGGGAACGTCGAGGCCACCAAGTTGTCGCTCGTCAGGAACGCGGCGGCTGCAATGCCGTTGACGTAGATCGTGATGAGCGGAGCTTTCAATGCCCCAAGCGTTTGACCGGACGATGCCGAGCCAATGCGTTTCGGCTGGGCCTGGGGATCGAACACGAAGCCGAGTTTCACGAAGCCAGTTCCCAAAGCGCCCGTGGCACCGGCGGCGAAGGCCGTGAGAGCGGCCCCCGTAACAGTCGTCGAGAGCGTTTGAAGGTTGGTCGGATACTGCACCGTTCCACCGGCCACGTTGAACGCAAGGCCGACATCGGTGGGATTCGTCGTGGATCGAGCGTGGAAGCCGAACAGGTTCGGCCCGGTGGCCAAGATGTTCGTGGTGTTGATGACGGCGGTTGCGCTCGCGGTCGAGAACTGCGTGGTGTTGTCCACCAGCCCAATGAACACGTCTCGGATTGCGGTGGTGATCGAGGAAAGAGCGATTCGGCATTCGAACCACATCTTGCCGCCGACTACCGCGTTGCCGGCCGCCGCCGTCACCATGCGGAATGAGCCGGCCGTCGAGCCGATCGCCATTGTCGTGGTCGAAGTCGGCAACATCCGAATCACGCCGCCGTCTTGCTGCGGATCGGTGGTGAGCACGGTGCCGGTGTCGAACCAAGACGCCCATTGGCCAAAGTTGCCGATGGCGTTCAGAGTAGCCGCATTACCGGCAACCGTGAAGTCGTCGAAGAAATACTGGCCATAACCCGGATCTTGGAGGAAGTCCAAGATCGGACACTTCCCCCAGATCGAGGCGCTTGGGCCGCGGTTCGTGTTGGCCAACAGGTTGACTTCTTGTGGAATCGTTTGCGGCATGACTCACTCCGAAAAACCACGGCAGTTAAGAACAAAATTCGCGGATACGTTACGGCATTACGGGTAAGTCGTTCCAGTCGCCAGAACGAAGTTGCGGCGACGGTCCTTGCAGATGAACTGATACCCGAAATCGTAATGCGTCACGGCGACGGTGTGTTGGTCGTTCTTCTGGGGAATGACAGTCTGACGATTCCACCATCCGTTGAGGATGTAGGTTTTCATCACACCCCAGTTGATGCCGTAGAAGGGGCCGGTGGTGTCCGCGTCGAGTTGCGGCACATAGTTCACCGGCACTTTGCGAAACAAGGTCCGACCATCGAAGGCCGCCAGATCGTAGCCGATGTTTTCGTTCTGCGCCTTGGCCAGCGATTCCAACTGCCCGATCACCGAGTAGTTCGAATAGAAACCGTAGGTGTCGCCTGTGTTGAACGTCGGGATGCCATCGACCGGCGGTTTGAAAGCCGTCTTGGTAGCCGCTTCACGAGCCTTGGCAACGAAATCATCTTCCGTCACGAGCGAGTATTGACAGCCCCAGTTTTGCCATCGCGGATACGTCGTCGGCGACACGTTCGCAACGAGCGAATAACCGCTTGGGATACCGCCGAGGAAGCCGCCTGTCGTGTTCGAGGTTTTCGTCACCCAGTAGGGCAAACCGAAGGGTGTTTTCGCATCGGAGGCCGAGGGGAAGTTCCACCAGTTTTGCTCCATCTTCAGAGCGGTGGAAATCATGCAACGGATACGCCGCGTGAGAACCAGATCGACGATCCGGGCCGGTTCCCGGTTCATATCCACTTCACGCGCATCGACGGCGAAGTTGTTGGTGAGCCACCGCCACGGGGCCACGCCCTGGATCATCCCGTCCGAGATGTCCACGATGTCGGGCTCCATGAGGCCGACGTTTCGAGCCGAGTTCGAGTGATCGATCATCAAGTCCCACTGGACCTGTGTGCCGCTGCTGAGCTTCACTTGGTTCTTGCTCATCAGCTTCGACATGGCCGTGAGTTCTTGGAGATCGGTTGCGATTTCCGTGAACTTCCCACGTCCGAGTTCCCGGAGTGTGACCTGTAACAGATCGCCGAGTTGTTCGGCTTGGAGCGTCGGCATGGAAAGTCCTCAAAAATTACATTTCTGGGAAATCGTCAGGCGAGGCATACTCTCCGGGCTCGCCTTCCGGTGCAACGCCGTTGGTTGCCAGGAAAGACTTCACCGCGCGAGTGGCCCTTCGTTCGCCCGGTTGGTCCGCCGGAGCTTCACGAGCGGTCGGCTGCATCAGGCCGCCACGGTTCCACTGTTCGGCTGTGAATTGGCCCGTTGCGGGGTTTCGAGCGGGCGCTGGTTTTGCGGGTGGGGAGGGGTCCCCACTCGCTGGCTTCGCGATGCCGCCATAAAGCAAATCTGCCGCTGTTTCCAGGCTTTTAAGCACACTTTCGAGCGGAGCCTTGTCGCCGGCCATTCGCCGCGCTTCGTTGAAGATAGCAAGACGCTTTGACCATTCCGGGGCGTTGTTGGCTGGTCGGCCCTTGCCGACGATGTGTCCGTATTTCTCGGCGAGCTTATCGAATCCACGGTCGATGTGGCTGGTCACAGTGTCAGTCTGCCGCTGGCCTTCGATCTGTTCGAATGTGGCCACCTTTGCCTTTAGGGACCGGATTTCTTTCTGGGTTTCGCGGAGAACGTGAACGATGACGGGATGAATTTCTTCTTCATCGACCGGAACATCCTTTCCAGCCGCATCCTTCATCGTCATGCCGCCAAAATCAAGCTTCTCCACCTGAGGAACGACTGGCTGCTTGTTGTCCACGGCCTTTTGGGCGGTGTCGCTGGCTCGGTTCTGTTGAGCGTTCGCCATTCGCTGGCGGTTCATCCAATACACGCGATCGTCGAGTACCGCTGGTTCCGTTGCCTCGATGTCAGCCTGGGTGAAGCCGAAGTCAGTGGCCAAGCGTTTCGTGATTTCGTTGTGGACGTGCTTCTTCGGTTCGGTCGGCTTCTCGGGCAGAGCAGGGGCCAACGGCGTAGCGCCCGCCGCCGACCCCTTGCCCGGTGCAACCGGCGAAGGTGCTTCCATTAACTGATCGTCGGCATATTGGTTTTCGATGTCCGAGATGTCGTACTGATCGACGAGTTTTTCGAGGGCCGACTTCGGGGCCTCGATTGGAGGCGGGGCCGAGGCTTGAACGCTGCTGGTGATCGGTTCTGACATTTGATTTCCCCATTCGCCGGTTGAAGAAAACTGGGGCAGCCGCAAAACGAAAAAAGCCGCCGAGGGGTCGAGCCCTCGACGGCTTACGTTTTGCGGCCCCCATTCCTACGGATGCCTCCGCAGGGTGAGTTGCCCTATCAAGTTGATTTCAATGTTACATCGCCTTCGGAGAGTTGGCAAGGAGAAATCTGATCGACATGAACAAACCATGCAGCGTCACCCAGACCGGAGAGCGCACTTACCCCGGAAAATCCGGGATAAGTGAAGTCAGCGTACACCCTGGACGGAGCCGCGACTTCCCGTGTGCATTATTGTTTACGCTGTCCCACGGGTGAACCCCTCTGCAGCGCCCCTAGCAGTCCATGCGAAACTTCCGCATGGACTACACTCGGCTGTCTTTAGCCTTGCTCGATACGGGGAAAGCAGCCATCCTACAGTCGGCCCAAACTGTCCCCGATGCCCGCAAGCCCGTTCGGAGAAAACACGGCTGCCCAACCTGGGGCTATGTGAAATCTTGGGGATTGTGCTTGTCAGCCAGAAGTGAGCGGCCTAACATGAATTTGGCGAGTTCATGTGTGCCGGAAGCTCACTTCGAACCAGAAAGCAGCCAGTCCCCAAAGACTGGCTGTTTTCGTTTCTACGCTTTGGCTGCGGCGGCTTCAAGGGCTTCCGTCTTGGCCGCTTGGCCTTTTTGGTATGGCATCCATTCGCAATAGTTGTCGTCGGGAACCTCGTCGCCGTCCTGGATCAGTCGGACATTTTCGTAGCCACGCGGAACGCCGCCTTCGCTGATTGCCATGACGTTGATGATGGACGGCGTACTCACTTTGCAAACGTGCGCCGCCAGTGGCCCCTTGTGTCCAGAATTTGGAACGTACAGGTAAAACCACACCACGCGGCCAATTGTCGGTTCGATCATCGCCGGTCTCCTCGGTACAGAAAAACAGCCAAGTCAAATGACCTGGCTGTTTGGATTCTTAGGTTTTCAATTCACAATCAGCAACGTGTAATTCGCTGTTGTCCCGGAATAATTCCCCACCACCACTTTCTGCAGCGCTTCCATCGACGGCTCGGCACCGCCCGTTATCAGGCTCGTCGAGGCCGCGCAAAGCAGCTTGTTGAAGCCGGGGAGGACCATCGGAACACCGGCCATGACCTTCACCGTGAAGTTCGTGGCCGTGCCGATGAGTTGGAGGTAGCAGTCCTGATCGGCCCAGAAGTGGAGGTAATCCCCCGTGGCAGGAAGATCGTTGGCCGCGTTGTAGATCGTGTTCACCGTGGCGGTGGCGATCTGGCCCTTGCGTTTGTGCGCCGTGCCGGTGATTGTCTGGGTGGTGATCGAGAACTGGTCCGTGACGGCATCCGTGGCGTTGCCTTGCTTCACGGTGTCGGTGATTCCGTCCGAGTCGAGGACGGCGTTGTTGATGATCTTCAGAGTTGTGGCCACTTTAGCCTCCCGAGTAAGCGTCCCTGTTCATATACCCCTGAGACTTCAGGGCCTTCATCTGGTGCCGGTGGTCCGTGAAGATCGCCTGCCCTGTCTGCCGATCGTATTCGACCGGGACTCCGCATTTGATCGCGTGGGCCTCGGCTTCAACTGCTTGGTCTGGGTGGCACCCGAAGTTGTCGGACTTCAGGGGCCACCCGGAAAGGGCCGGCCCGCGTGGGACGCCGGGCTCACCCATCTTGTCGGTCAGCGCCGCCCGGAACTCGGCCTCCGAGACCTCGACACCTTCCAGCCAGTAATGGGCCACATCGTCACGGTCCCACTTCACGACACCTTTCACGACAGGACTCCTTCCAGCTTCTCGGAAATCGCGTTGAGCGTTTCCCGCACGGCCGCGAGTTCCGCCTTTGTGTTCGCGAGGTCCTTTTCGAGCCGAGTGATCCGCGAGTGGAGTTCTCCGGCCTGGGCCACTTCGACCGGGGCCGGTCGCTGGTCGATCGCTTCGTAGCCCTCGGCCACTTCCACGAAGATCTTCGTGTCGCCCCGGTTCTCCGGCTTGGCAAACCATCGCTCGCACGACCGCAGGGCCGCATCGGCCTCGGCTTTGGTGGCGACCTCGGCGTGGACGCCCTCTTCGCCGTTGTGAACGTACAGGATTCGGTAAGGCTTCGGCATGGTCTACCTCATTTGCGGTTGCCCGCTGTTGGGATTCCCGCCGGGGTTCGTCCCCAGCAAGGCTTGCATCTCCGCTTTGTTCTTGCCGAGCGGTGTCACTTCGCTTCGGTTCTCGCGGATGTTGGTTCTTGTTGTATTGGCCGGCATCCCAGGTTGGTCGCCCCCTCCACCTCCACCACTGCCTTGGTCGGCCGGCGGCTCCTGAATCGTCATCAGTTCCCCGATGTCTGGATTCGCGAGATACTTGCCCATCTTCGAGAGGTAGGCGTGCATGTCGAATGTGATGCCTTGCTGCTGGAGCAACTGGGCCATCGGCATCACGACTTGTTGAACTACGTTGTTCATCGCCGTGAGCCGCGCTTCCGGCGTCTGGTGCTGGAACGAGTACGGATCGACGGCTACTTCCAGATCATCCCACTTCGTCTTTTGCCGGTCTTGCGGCGTCACATTCGACTGAGACCACACATCCGGTACGCCCTTGACCGAGACCTTTGTTTTCATGTCGAGGGCGGGGTGATACCACCAATACCAGCACAGCGAATTGAAGAGGCCGCTTGTGAACGACGTGGTGGCCTTTTGCATGGCCGCGACGTGGCCCGAGGAATTCGCTTCGAGCATCTTATCCTGAGTCGCCGTCTTGGCCTGGGGTGAGAGGCCGCCGAGCGAGTCGAGGTTTCCCGCCAGCCAGGAGAAATCTTCCTTGAGTTTGATGCTGAACGCCTGGAGGGTTGGGTTGGGACCGCCCATCGAGACGACCTTCAGCTTATCGGGGTTGTCCACTCGAAGAATGTCGCCATCGTTCGCGTTCATTACCCGGTTGCCGTCCGCATCGGCCCCACCCTGAACAAACACCATTTCCTTCAGCCGAGCCGACTGACGGAGCAACTTGCGGTAAACGTCGTTGATCGCCTTGTGGAGCGGCACCAAGTCTTGGATGGGGGCCTTGGGCATAATGTTGCCGGGAACGACTCCGTAGCCGAGAACGTGGTAAGGGCCGCAGTCTGGGCCGATCCACTCTTGCTCGCCGAGGGGATCTTCGTTCTGGTTTGGGTTGCCGCCGTCGTCTGAGCAGAGGGTCAGAATCTTCCGAGCCCTCGGCACATAAATCTCCCACAAGTCCACGAAGTCGTCGTACTCTTCCGAGTCGCCGCCCTGATACCCGAGGCCGAGCCTGACGATCCGCTCGACGCCTTCGGGACTGAATGGTTTGTCGGTCGAGACCGCCAGATCCTTGGCCTCTTTACCAAACCTCTCAATGGCCGCGTCCTTGTGGACGCGAAGTCGGTGGCCGAAGAAGCCGACCTCTCGGAAATCTCTCGCGTGGAAGTCCCACACGGCATCGTCGAGGTCGATGGATCGGAGGTAAGGATAACCGGCCGGAAGGTTGTAACCCAAGATTGAAGCGTCGGCTGTGGTGGCCAGGGCGACCTTGCCGATGCCGATTCCGAATAACGCATCGATCACGATTCGCTCGATCGTCTTGTCGAGTTCTTGTTTGACGATCTGCTTGTTGGCCCAGTCCTCCATGCGGGCGACCGTTGGAACCGAGGCCCGGTCGAACGTGGAGAGCATGACACGGGGTTCTTCGGGAACAAGCGTTCGGGAGATGATGGAAATGTAAGTGGCCAGAAGATTTACCGGCACATCCCGCTCGGCACCTTCCTCAGCCCAACCGGCCCCGACGTACTGCCTGACCGCTTCTCGCCGCAGATCACGCGGCCTCCGCAGGGCGAGCCCAGCATGGGTGATTGCCTTGCAGAGACGGGGAATATCGATGTCGGTGGGACTGGCTTTTTTGAACTTGCGAGGGGCGGGTGGCTTCTGTGCGCGATTGGCGATCATGCCCAAACCTCTTCGCGATACCTTCGCTCAACCTCTTGGCGTCGGCCCGCAAGCGAATTGTACGGGATTTTTTGCTCCATTGCCTGCTTGGGTCTCCGCTCCTTCGCCTTCATCAGCAGCCACAACATCGCATCCGTGATTACCCGGTCCCCGTGATTCTTCCTCGCGCCCGAGGGATCCTCTGGGCTTCTTTCCTCGGATGATGATTCGTGGCCGGTGGCCGGATCGAACTTGAAACTGTCGCACTGCCGCAGCGCGGCCTCCGAGGGATTGATGAACTGCCGGGCGAATAAAGCCGTCCGATACTGGAGCAAGAGATCGTCCTTGGTGTCGAGCGTGTTGTTCCACCCGAGGCTTTCCGTCACCCGGTCGGACAGCTTGTCCTCTCGCACTCGCTTCCACAAATTGCGGTAGCCGAGTTCCAAGACCTTTGCTCCGAAGAAGATGCCGGGGCCAGGGATTTCCCAGACCAACTCTGCGCCTTCTCCGCTTTCGTCCACGAACAGCCGGCAGATCGCAACCACCAGCACCGCGAACTGTTTCGGATCGAGCCGCGGGGTGATGAGTTCGCCGACCTTCTCGTTGGTGTCCAGGTTCCCCAGCGAGAGACAGGACGGCGTGGCCCCGCTGCCCTGCGACAGATCGCAAGCGGCCCCGTACTTCCCGAGCGGCACCTTACCCAGGTACGTCGGGTTGATCCACAGCTTCAAGGGGCCGCCCACCCGCGCCACCAGCCGATCCGGCAGCCCGGCGTCGATGTCGTAAAGCAGATCGCCTTCCCATTCGGGATTGCGAGCGTAATTGCTGATGAGGTCCATGATAGTCAGCGGATCGAACGACTGGGCCACCGAGCCGGCCGGGTTGATGTCCAGGTGCATGGCCACATCCCGGACGTTCTTGCGGCGGATCACTTCCTTGTCGTACCACGGGGACCGAATCCCCGGCCGCGCACCACCGATCGGCGTCCCATCCGTGACAAACCTGTAATCCGGTGCAAACGCATAATGCTTGTCGATCGCTTCGTAGCCGCCCCTTGTTCCGGACTTGTAAAGGCCCTTGGCTTTGTCCGGATGCTGCGACCAGTGCATGATGATCTTCCGCAAATCCGGCCGCTGCGTGAGCGTGTGGTACGTCGTCCCGATGCCGTAATGGGTGCCGATGAACAACCGCGGCCCGGTGTCTGCCGTCTGCCCCAGGATGTCCTCGGCGTTCTGTTGCTTCGAGAATTCGTCGAGCAGCACGAATGCCGCCCGGTCGCCAACGCCAGACCGGCCCGTGGACGCGAGACCGGCGATGCCCGACGTGCCGCGGAAGTCGAACGACAGCTTGCGCCGCCTCACCCGCCGCTTGAGCCAGTCCGGCAAATACTTCATGATGAAATCGATCTTGGCGAACAACGTGCCTTTCTTGCCCGCCTTATCGACGGCCTCTTCCGAGTGGGAAATGCAAAGGACCAATTTGTTGTCGTGGAAGAGGCAGAGCCAGATCGCGATAATCAGGGCCAGCCATGTGGCCCCCATTTCGCGGGACTTCTCCCAGAGAATGTCGTCCTGATCCTCGAACAGTCGGCTCATCGTTTCGAGGAGTGCTTCATCCTGCCACTCCCACGAAATGAATGGCCCAATCTCGCTTTCGAGGTCCTTCGGGTTAATCTGCCACACAAAGGCGTTGATGAAGAAAAGAATGTCCCGCTTGCACATCTCGATCAAACCGCGCTGGATGTTGCGGTTATCACGGGCCTCGGTGAGAAGCCCCACGCGGAACTTGATATTGGCCAGCTTGTCTTTCGGAACCGACTTGTGCCACTGGCCCGGTGAGAACACGGCCTATCCTCAATACTGCCGCTGCCCGAGGTTGAAGCCAGTGTTCACCCCGAACACGTTCAGAGCAGCGGCAACGAGAATGATAATGGCAATCACCCCGAGGATCAACAACGCGATCTTCCGAATCGGCGGATCCAGTTCCAATTGGTCGAGGATGATCTTCACGACGTAAATGACAACAGCGAGAACCAACATGACGATCAAGAACACGAGCAAAGGGTGCATGGCAAAGCCTCGGTGAATTGCGGGCGATGCTTTTAACCTAGCACTTCCGAAGCCGTTACGACTCCATCGCCGTCACACACGAATGGCAATACAGCCCGTGCATGTCGGCCTCCACCGTTCCACCACATCCCCGGCACTCCGGCTTCAAAAGAGCCGCGAAGAGTCGCAATGCCGCCTCTCGCGAAATCATCGGCCTCACCACCGGCGCGTCGAATCGGCCCGGCCCTTCATCCACGAAGTCCAGATCGTCGGCCTTCAACTTCTCCACTTCCAGCACGTCGGCTGTCAACATCGGACACCTCCACCTTTCCATCGATCCAGTCCCAATCGACCTTTAGCTTCCCACCAGTGATCCGGGCCGTCTCTCGATCGATCTTACGCCGCTCTTTCGGTGGCAACTCCCTCAGTTCCGGCGGCCCCATCTCACACCCCCTCCGCTAACCGAGCCACCAACTCACCAGCCAACTCTAGTACACGTTCCGTGCCAAGGTCCTCAACCTTCCCCGCCGCAATCGAACTCGTACCAACCCCAGGGGGTACTGAGACTACCGCCGATCCAATCGGGGCCGTCCGCTCCAGCGACGACTTCGCCGCCAGGAACGACTTCTGGTCCTTCTCGAACCACCGCAACATCTGCCACTGTTGCACCGTCTCGGCCTTCCCGTTCATCATCACCCATCGCATGGCCTCCAACTGGCTTTCTTCCCTGACCGCAAGCCCTTCCGGCATTTGCGGCTCCGGCACAGGCGGCTTCGGCTTCCCAGACGGGTTCCCACTCTGCCCCTTCTTGTACGCCGTTTTCGGAGCCTTCCTCTTCGCTTTCGGCGAAGTCTGCCCCTCAATCTGCCCCAAAGTCTGCTCGGCTACGGCTTCCATACCCTCCACCTTACGCCCCAAACCACCCGCCAGTCAACCCCCTCCACCCCCAATCAGCGGCCCATACC